CTGGGGTTCACCGAGATCGCCAAGGAGTATCTCGAGCAGCCGCCGCTCCTGTACTCCGTGAATGTGTTCACGACCTATCCGATCGACGGGCCGATGAATCCGGACATTCAGGCGTGGCATCGGGATCGGGATGATACGCGGTTCCTGGCGCTGTTCGTCTACCTGACAGATGTGTGGTCGGAAGCGGACGGCGCGCACTTGTTCCAGCGAGGCACGCATCACGGGCCAGAGTTCGGGGCGGTGCAGACGATTCTCGGTCCGGCCGGGATGGCGTTTCTCGCGGACACCCGCGGCATTCATATGGGGATTCGGCCGAGGACGACACCTCGGACGATGGCGTGGGCACGGTGGGGGGTCAGCGATCCGCCCGCGTCGTACCAATGGGATCGCCAGCAGCCGTGCGACAAGGCGGTGCTTGGGGATCGGTACCCGATCGATCTGGCGGTGCGCGAGTCGATCCGGCTGGTGGTGCGATGAATCCGCTCCCGATCTGCGCGCTCATGGACGCGAAACTGCTGGCGCGGTTGTCCGAGATCATCATCGCGCGTGGCATCACCACCGTCGTGGAGACGGGCATCGACAAGGGCGGATCGACGTTCCTGTTCTCGCAGATGGCTCCCTACGTGATCGGGATTGACAACGTGCCCGAGCGGGTGGAGGCTGTCTCCGCCGCGTTGGCGCAGGACGGCGTGACGAACGTGACGCTGCTGCAGATGAACTCTCCGGATGGCCTGCGGACGTTGGTCGAAGGTGGACTCGACGCAGCCCACACGCTGTTTTTTCTCGATGCCCACTGGCAGGCGTACTGGCCGCTGAAGGATGAAATCCGCGCCATCCCGAGAGGACAGGGCGTGCTGGTCATGCACGACGCGCGTGTGCCGGGGTGTCCTGATCTGGGCGTGGACGAGTATGACGGGCAGGAGTTGTCGTACGAATACCTGCAGGATGTGCTGACCGACTGGAGCCCGACGCATCACGTGGAATACAACGACAGCTCGGCCGAGTTTCCGCATCGGGGCGTGATGTTCGTCTACCCGGAGGCGGTCGCATGATGCCGCGGATCTCTGTCGTGGCCCCGATTCGTGAACGGCTCGCGCTCACCGAGCGGATGCTGGCGTCGCTCTGGTCAACGGCGGCCAATCCGGCGCGCGTCGAAGTGGTGCTCCGCTGTGACGACGACGACACCGCGATCGTGGACGCCTTGCGCGCTCGCGGCCCGAAGCCGAATGGGCTGACCATTGATGCGGTCAACGAGACGATCCTGATCGGGTCACGGCTGAAAGGCTACGCGACGCTGCCGACGTTCATCAATGAAGCGGCGCACGCCTCACACGCCGATCTCGTGCTGGTGGTCAATGACGACGCCGAGTTTCAGACGCTCGGCTGGGACGATCTTCTCGTGGCCCGTGCGGCGACCATCCCGGACGGGATCTTCAACTTCGGGATCGAGACGGCGAACGCCGGCAACTTCATTTTTCCGTGCGTGTCGAGACGGCTGATCACGCTCATGGGCGGCGTGTTTGACGAGCGGCTGATCTACCCCGACATCTGGCTGCGGGATGTGCTGATGCCGTTCGGTCGGGCGATCCGCGTGCCGGAGGTGGTCATCGCGCATCACTGGCAGGGGCAGAGCGCCGATCAACAGCAGGCGGCTCGTGTCGCGCATTCGCGGGACCATCAGCAGCTCTACGTCCGGTGTGTCCACGAAGGACGCGAGAAGGTGCGCGCGGTGCTCGACCGTGAGGCGGTGCCTAGATGAGCACCATCAGCTTCATCATCGCCACCACCGGGCGGCCGTCTCTGGCGCAGGCGATCGCGTCGGTGGAACTCTGGCCGGGCGATGAACTGATCGTCATCGGTGGCGTAGAAGCGCGCACGGACGGCCAGATCCGGTACGTGCCGTGCGAGCCTGGCCGCGATTGGGGTAGCACCGAACGTAATCGTGCGACCCCGCTGGCGCGTGGAGCCTACCTCGCCCACTTGGACGACGACGATGCGTACGTGCCTGGGACGCGGGCACTCATGGCGGATGCCATCAAGCAGACGCCTGGGCGTCCGGTGCTGTTCCGGATGCGCTACGAGAACGGGAACACGCTGTGGAACCTTCCACTCCTGCAGCGCGGCAACGTAGGGACGCCCATGATGCTGATCCCGAACGACCCTGATCGACTCGGGTGGTGGGGTGAGCAGCAGGACTGTGGGGACTTCCACTTCCTCGCCACGATGCGGTGGACCGGGGACGATGTCGTCTGGCGGCCAGAAGTGATCGCGCAGATCAATCAGGTCCACGTATGAGCACGTTGACGCTGACCGACACCCTGATCAGTACAGTGGCCGGCGGTTCCCCCGCCGTGCAGGCGCTGACGCTCGCGTACGTCAAGCAGCACATCCGCGCACTGGGGACCACGGATGATGCGCTGACGTCGGTGTACATCGATGCGGCGGCCTGCTATTTCGAGGAGCAGACCGGGCGGCAGTTGCTGACGGCGACCCGTGAGGCGTGGCTCGATGCGTTCCCGTTCGTCGGTGGGAGCGGCAGCGATGCCCGGATCGAATTGCCGAAGCCGCCACTGCAGTCGGTGACGAGCGTGAAGTACATCGACAGCAGCGGGGTGCTGCAGTCCTACCAGGGCGGGTCACCGCTGGCCAATCTGTTCACGACCTCGATCCCGGTGGGGCCGTACGCGCGGCGCGGATTCGTGGAGCCGATCTCGGGCGGGGTGTGGCCGATTGCTCGAGCGCAAACCGGCACGGTGCGGATCCGCTACGTCTGCGGCTACGGGAACACGGCAGCGGACATCCCGCCACTCATCCGCGGGATCCTCTGTTTCCTCGTCGGCCACTTCGACACGTTCCGATCGGCGGTGCAGGAAGCGGCGAACGGGAACGTGATCGTGCTGCCCTACGGGGTGCAGATGCTGATGGACGGGTTCAAGTACAGCGCCTATCCGTCACAGGTCTTGTCGGACATCTTCTCGGTGGCGTCATGACGGTGACCAACGCGATCGGGGAGTACCGGCAGGTGGCGACGCTGTCGAACCCTGGGGCAGCTACGCCAGATGGGGACGGTGGGTTCACGCAGACGTACGTGGCGTTGTCACCGGCCGAGTGGCGCTGTTCGATTCAGAAGGCGACCGTGCGATCGGCTGAGCGGGCCTTTGCGTCCACGGTGATCGCGCAGGGCACGTACATCCTGACCGGGCGGTTCCATTCCGGCATCACGACGAAGACCAAAGTGGTGTGGGTGGATCGGGCCAACGTGACGCACACCGCGAATGTGCTGGACGTGAACGACGAAGAAGGGGCAGGCGTGAAGACGATGGCGCTGGTGGTGGAGGTGGTCCCCTAATGTCGAACCGACTGGTGTTCGACGGCCTCTCTGAACTCCGCGAAGCCTTGCGTAACCTGCCAGCCGAGTTGGCGGTCGAGGCGTCGCACATTGTCGAGGGCGCGGCCAACGGAGCGGCAGCGGCGATCAAGCGGGACTATCCGGTCCGCACCGGCAACCTCCGCGATCACCTCGTGGTGACGCATGTCGATCAGGGGAAGTACAGCGCAGGGGCGCTCGTGAAGAACACCGCGAAGCACGCGGCGCTGTTCGAGATTGGGACACAGGCGCGGCACACCGCCATCGGGGCCAATCGCGGGACGATGCCGCCCGGTCACATCTTCGTGTCGCGGGTGATGCAAGCGAGACGGCGCATGTGGGAAGACCTGAAGGATTTGCTGGTCCGCAAAGGACTGGTGGCGAGCGGCGATGGCGGATAGTTCGGCCATTGACGCGGCGCTCGTGGCGAAGTTGGCCGCTGACGCGACATGGATGGCATTCGTACCAGACGGCGTGTACATGGACGAGGCCCCGCCGGGATCGCAGCGGTTTGTGATCGTGTCGCTGATTGACGAGTCGGACGATCAGATGCTTGGTGGGAGGGCGTTGGAGGATGCGCTGTATCTGGTCAAGGCCGTGTCGCTCTCGACGGCTGGCGGGGACGTGAAGTCTGCCGCGGCCCGGATCGACGTGCTGCTCGAGCAAGGGTCGTTGACGGTGAGCGGCTACGCCATTTCATGCATGCGACGTGAGGCGCGGGTGCGGGCCACGGAAGTGGACGAGATCGATCCGTCGCTGCGCTGGAACCATCGCGGCGGGCAGTATCGCGTGGTGGCGAGTACATGAAGGTCTTGCTGGTCAACCCTGGCGCGAACTCCTCCACCGCGGATGTGTCTGAAGCCTTGCGTGACGGGCTGGAGCATCACGGCGTACAGGTGGTCCACTACCGGCTCGACAGCCGAATCGACCGATCGGAACGGTGGCTGTACTACAACTGGCGCAAGGCCAAGAAGACGCAGCCGACGATCACGAAGCCAACGACGGCCGACGTGTTCTATCAGGCGGGCATCGATGCGCTCGCGACAGCCCTCCGGCATGAGGTCGATTGCGTCCTCGTCATCTCCGCGATGTATCTCCACCCGGACGTGATCATTCTGATGAAGCGGGCCGGGCTGCGCGTGGCGGTCGTGTTCACCGAATCACCCTACGACCAGGCCAAAGAGATCAACGTCGCCAACATGGTCGATGGCTGCTGGACCAACGAACGCTCGGTCGTCTCGGCCTTCAAGGCGGTCAATCCGCACTCAGGGTACCTGCCCCATGGCTGGCATCCCGGACGGCACATGCCGGGTCCGCAACCGGGCGACGAGACCTGGCCGGCGCATGACGTGGTGTTCGTTGGGTCCGCCTTCCACGACCGCGTGACGTGGCTGATGGAGATCGACTGGGAAGGGATCGACCTCGGGTTGTATGGCAACTGGGAGAACGTGACGGCACGGCATCCGTTGCGGAAGTTTGTCCGCAGCGGCGTCGTGAACAACCTGGGCGCGGCGGCGCTCTATCGGCGGGCGAAGATCGGGCTCAACCTCTACCGGCTCTCGACGGGATGGGGCCGGCACTCGCCGCTGATTGCCCATGCGGAGTCGTTGAATCCGCGGGCGTATGAGTTGGCGCGCTGCGGGGCGTTCTCGCTGAGTTCGTATCGTGCGGAAGTGCCGGAGGTGTTCGGGGATCTGGTGCCGACGTTCCGCAATTCGTCTGAGGCATCACGCCTCATCCGTCAGTGGCTGGCCGACGACGTGGGTCGGGCGAGAGTCCAGCAGCACTTACCGGCCTGTGTGGCCGAGTCATCGTGGCGCAATCGGGCGACGACGGTGATCGGGGATCTTCAAACGCTCTTGCAGGCGCAAGCCGTGGCATAGGGCAGGGAGAACACACAGTGGCGAGATACCACGGAAATAAGGGCCAGGTGCTGCTCAGCATCAGCGGCAGCGGCACGGCGACGACGGGCGTCTCGTTGTCGTCCTGGTCGCTCGACAAGGCCACGGACAAGGTCGAGGTGACCGCCTTTGGTGATCCGAACAAGGTTTACGTTCAGGGCCTTGCGGACGTCAAGGGCGAGATCTCCGGCTACTTCGACGACACGAACGACGCGCTGTTCGACGCCAGCGAGTCGGCAGACGGCTGCAAGCTCTATCTGTATCCGTCGTCGCTCGTCACGACGAACTACCACTATGGCCCGGCGTGGCTCGACGCCTCGATCAGCGTGGACGTGACCGGGGCGATCAAGATCAGCGGGTCATTTGTCGCCAACGGTGCCTGGGGAAGAAAGCCCTGATGAAGCATGGGAAACCAAACCATAGAAAACTGCAAGCCGTTATCGCTCTATGTTTTGGTTCAACTGGCTTGTTGCATCTGGAGCTTGTGAATAGGCCATGAAGATTTCAGGCGTGGATGGGTCGCTGTGTTGGGGGTATCACCAAGCGGCGAGCCTTCACGCCTGGACGATTACCCGAGACGACGATGGCCGACTCCTCACGGCTACCGTGGTCTCGCAGGATGCCTTTCGGGTTTCGCAGCGCCCGTTGGCGTTCGTGGCGACCCACCAGCGCGGACGCTGGATGTGGCCGGTGAAAGAGCTGCAGATTCAGGACGGTGCGCTGACGGCGCGCCTTGGTCCACAGAAAGCGTGATGCCTCATGGGTCGTTGCCGTTTCGTGCAGCCGGACATCGTCCGGATTCCCATCTCTGATGGCGACTTCATCGACGTCAAGAAGCAGCTCAACTCGGGAGAGAAGCGCGGGATCTATTCGGCGCTCGTAAAGCCAGGATTGGGGTTTGGCGAAAAGCCCACGCTCGATCCGCATCTGGTGGGGCGCACCGAGATCGAGGCGTATCTCGTGGGCTGGTCGTTGGTCGATGCCGAAGGGAAGCCGGTCCCGGTCAGCGCAGCGGCTATCGACAATCTCGACACCGACGCCTACGGCGAAATCGCCAAAGCCATTGATGAGCACGATCGGGCGGCAACGGCGGCGATGGAAGCAAAAAAAAAGACAAAGACTGGATCGCCAGAGTCCGATCCGATCTCGTCATCTGTCGAGTGATGCACTGGACATATGACGAGCTGCAGGATCTACCGAGTGACGTCTACGACGTGCTGCTGACGTGGTTGAACGAGCCTGACAGGGAGGCGTGATCAAGGCGCATGGCTATCAGCGGGAAGTTCATCGCCGACTTCGAGAGCTTTTATGGCGCGGTCCAGAAGGCCGAGGTGTCCCTGAAGTCGTTCGAGACTGGTGCCGGCAAGGTCGGCACATCGCTCGACCGCATGGCGAACAGCCTGTCGGGCACGAAGCTGATTCAGGACGCGGCGGTGATGACGGAGGCGGTCGAGCGCGTGGGTGGAGCCGCGACGTTGACGGCGAAGGAGCAGGAGCGCGTCAACGCCACCGTCACCGAGGCGCTGGCGAAATACACGGCTCTTGGGCAGCAGGCTCCGCCAGCGATGGTGGCGCTCGCGGAGGCTACCAAGAAAGTCGAGGCCCCGACAGACAAACTCAACAGCCTCATGGGCGATCTCGGGAATCAGATCAAGGCGACGGCGCTGGGGTTCATCTCAGCACAGGCCATCATCAGCGGAGTACAGGCGGGATTCCGTGTGCTGACGCAGTTCGTTGGTGATTCGATCGAATCGTTCGCTGCCGCCGAATTGGCGCAGAAGAAACTGACGACCGCGTTGCAGGCCAGCGCGCAGTTCACGCCTGGGCTTGTTGACGATTTCAACGCGCTCGCCACGGAGTTCCAACGCACGACGGTCTATAGCGATGACCTGATCACGGAGATGGAGGCGCTGCTGGTGCAGGTTGGGCAAGTGGCCCCGCACCAGATGAAAGCCGCGCTGCAAGCCTCCACGGATCTGGCGTCAGGGCTTGGGATCGATCTGAAGTCTGCGACAACTTTGGTGGCGAAAGCCTTTAGCGGTGGCGGTGACGAACTCGGTCGGCTCAAGTCGATCCTGGGCGACACCCTACCGGTCGGAGCCTCGATGGCCGAGGTGCTGGACGCCATCGAAAAGAAGTTCGGCGGGCAGGCGCAAGGGGAAATCCGGACCTACGCCGGCCAGGTTAAACAGCTCGCTAACGACTGGGACAACGTTAAGGAAGCGGTCGGGAAGTCTATCGTGCAGGATCCGCTCATTCGTGCGGCGATGCGGGCGATCACGAGTCATGTGCAAGGCGTGGGGGACGCGGCCGACAAGAGCAAGACGAGCGTGACGGAGTGGCTGGCGAGTTTCAGTGGGCCTGCTGCGGCGTCGGCCGTGCGGCAAGTCCGCGAAATGAAACAACTGCAGCAAGACCTTCTCGACAGTGAGCGGGACGCACTTGACCTCGCCAAGCAGCGACTGAAGCTCGTGCCGGTGCAGGGGCCTGTGGTGCCAAAGGTCGATTACGTGGCGCTCGAGCGCGCGGCCGAGGCTGATAAGAAGCTGGCCGAGGAAAGCAAGAAAGCCGCCGATGCTGCTCGCCAGCACGCGGAGGCGATCCAGAAGCTCGCGGATACCTATTCCGGCGCTGAGTCTATTCGGAAAGCCAAAGACACGCTCGCGGCTGTGAACGTCGCGCTAAAAGACGGCACCACAATCGCGAAGATGTCAGTGGAGGCGCAGAAAGAGATCAACAAGTCCATTGATGAGGGGATCGAAGCGTATAGGCGACATGGGCAGGTCGCGCCGCAGGCGATGCGCGATCTCTACATGGCGACGATCCAGTTGCCGCCGGTGCTGTCAGGTTTGACCCAGATGGTTGGCATCGACATGAAGGATGCCTTCAAGAAGTCCTCAGACCAGCTCATTGCCTGGAGTGACATTCTGAGCGACCAGATTCCGCTGATCGACCACGACAAGCAAGCGTTGCACTTGTTCTTGGTTGGCTTTAAAGACGACCTCGACCAAGCCAAGAAGGCGCAGGACGAACAGAAGAAAAAGGTCGAGGAAGCGGCGAAAGCCCACGCGGAATACATCAAGTCTATTGACGACGTCGCCACCGCCTTGACGCAACTCGCGCAGATTGCTGGAGGGTCGTTCGGCAGCATTGTAAAGGGCGCAGCGACGCTTGTGGCGTCCTTCAACACGGTCAACAAGTCCGTGGACACGATGAAGTCAGGCATGAAGGATTTTGGGGATGGCAACAAATTGCAGGGTATCGCAGGGATTGCGACAGGCATTGCCGGGATCGCGTCGGCCGCCATTGCTGCGGGA